TTTTTTCAGGCTTCATTTTCATATTGGGATCTTTTTTATAGGGAAAGAGGGTTGCGTAATCAGTCTTGATACTTAACTGAGGACGGTCTTTGATATACTTCTTAGTGCCTCCTGCAATAGTATCACCTTTTCTTTTCATTGAGGGAAGTGTCTTTTGCCTTTGATTTTCAACCCATCCTCCAATCAAAGCCCCTGGAACATTGCCTATAAGACCACCAATAGCAGCAGCACCAGTAATCTTAGCGTAATCGGAATAACTTTTTTTACGGGGCATACTATTTATTTAAGGAAAGCTAATCTGGCGGGGGAACTGCAACCTTATCTGACTCGGGTCCTCGGACGTCGAGTGCGGACAACCCTTCGGACAACACGTCTTGGCCGATAAGTCCGAAGGCGCCTAACAGGACGACGAACAGCACGGCGAAAACGACTAACTCTTTGAACTCTGCGAACATATGGCATATTTTTTTTTAGTTAAAGTGAATTATATTAAGTCTTCTCTTTAAGGCATTCAGAGTCTCTTCATCAATCAAGGGGTACCATTGTTCGACCGGGATGTTTGAAGTAATCCAAACTCGTTCAACATTAGAGGGTCTGGAAGATCCTTTGATTTCCAGACGCACTGGGTAACGATCAAACCATCTAAGTAGATGGGATACATCGATACCTCCACGAAATTCATCAATGACAACATGCTTCTGATCTTGATATCCATCCCAGAACTTGGATCTTGGACACTTAGCATAAGCATCAACTCCTGCTTCATCCCAAGCACGTCTTGATTTTCCAGTACCCGTACTTCCCCAAAACACATCAACTCGCTTTTCAATAGCTCTAGGAACGGAGAAGTCTGACTGTATGGCTCGCAGGGTGCGATAAGAAACCACTCGTATGTTCGCTGGAATGGCTGACAAATCTCCGGACTTGGCGGAGGTCCATACGGACTCCCAATCAGTCTTGGAGTTTCTACGAATTGGTTTCGCTCCAATGGAGAAGACGTCACCAACTCTGGTCTCTTCTTTATGACAGTAGGACTCGGCTGCTTCACTTCTCGAGAGTTCCGCATGTACGTCTCTTCCGAAACTTGCTTTAACTTGGGCAAGAGATTTTTTCTGGCTGAATGCCACGAGGACCTGATAGTGGAGATATCCGGACTCTTCACCTCTTTCTTTCTGTCCATGCAACCAGACAACTCCAACTGGGCAAGTTTGTGTTGTAACCGAGTCTTCAATACAGGAGTTTGGGACGGGAGCTGTGAGTAACCAAAAAATTCCTTGTCGTCTACTGGGCATTGCATAATAATTTTTGGCGTCGGATGACCACTGATGACTTTTTTTTGGAGGGGGGAATTCGCTTCTTATATACCCAATGTGGCGCAGTCGAGCCCGGCTTGCTGCGCCACATGGAATCCGGTAGAATTCCCAACCTTTCTAACCAACAAAATGCCAAGTTGTAATCTCCGACATAGACCCTTAGATCAGGGGTAATTAAACTTTAAACTATAGGGTCTATCACGTGTAGGGTCTGCTTTTTTAGACCCCCTGGCGGGGGGCTGTAGGATCGAGAAGCGAGAATGGCGATTAGTAAGTAATACTACAGTTCAGTTCTCAACACGTGACTTGGGGTCACGTGTTTCGTACAAACTGGGTTACTAATCGCTGCCTCGGGCTACGCCCTCGTAGGTTCTCTACAAACTGGAGCGAGGGCATTCGCTTAAGGACCGGGGGTGGTTTGTGATGGTTCGTCTCGGTGTTACGGCCCACTCCCACCCTCATCGGGGGGCCCCTCCGTTCACCAAGCCTCAAAGAGATAAGGAATTTATTAAGAATTTTGGTCATTTGCGACTCCAGCAAGAGGATTAACCTCATTAGCAACAGCAAAGATATTGTTAGCACGTTCAAAGGCATTGAGCACAATATTCTTATGTTTTCTCAAGTTTAGCATTTGAGGATTCCCAGATGGAACTCCTGAATTAATAAATCCAGCAACTTCCGGTACAGCAATCTTATAAAACTCTTCAACTTCAACTGCAACGGGCATTCCAAGAACTCGAGGTACTTGACCTTGTGTAACAACAGTTTCATAAATTTTTCGGCCTCCTGAACTACCTGCAGATGAATTGGCCAAAACTTGATCTCCAGAAATACCAATAATAACACTTACACTCCAATTTTTCATCAATGCATTTAAAGTGTTAATAGCAGAAGGGGAGGGAGCTGTAGTATTTGTTCTTTGCAACTTGGCATAATCAAAAACACCTTTTGGTCCAGTAATTGAGTGAATACAAGTCTCTTGAGGAGCCAAAATCATATCTCTTTTTTTCCACTTGAACTTGAAATCAAAGTCCCTTTTTGCAATATGTAAAGGATCTAATTTAGGATCATACATTGCCTGATTAAGTTGAGGACCTCCAGGTTGTTGTGATTTCCAATATTCAAACGCTGTATCCCTTGATGGAACAGTAGTAGTTGTACTGAAACCTGTCAAAACAGTATTCAACGTAACCAACGCAGGCGATTCTTGAAACATTTGAGTAGGAGTACACTCCCAGATTTCCATTTTGACCACTCGGTTAGAAACATTCTTGATAGAAAACTCTACATAGCTATTCAATACATTGATTTTTAATTTTCCAGGATCAGTGACTCTAGGAACTCCATCCGCAGTTGCAAAGGTTGTACTTAAATTCCCAAATGTATCGTAAGGGTTTAAACCAGGAGTTTTTGAATTAAACAACACGGACGCAGCATCTAAAATCTTAGCTGGAGTAAAGAAATTCAACCCAGTAGAAGCTACCACTGTTGAAGGGTTAGGGGCAGTAGCTCTTGTAACCAACTGATTAAACAATGTACGTCCAGGAGTTTGATCATTAGTCTGCAAAAACACAGCCATCCAATTTGAATTCAAATCATCTCCGTTAATAGGAACTTGAGCCGCAAGAATATCAACAAGAAGGGACCCAACATAACCCTGTTTCAAAGTTTTATAAGACCCAACAGCTGAACTCCCAACCATTACTTGCTTGATCTGCTTACGCAATTTGGTTGGAACAGCTACCTTCTTGGTCTTCTTGACATTCACCTTACCTGATACGGACATGGCCGATCTAGTAACCAACTTTTTTTCAGGCTTCATTTTCATATTGGGATCTTTTTTATAGGGAAAGAGGGTTGCGTAATCAGTCTTGATACTTAACTGAGGACGGTCTTTGATATACT